AACTTTTTGTTATTTTGATAGTTCATAGCTTCAACTATAATATCAAACTGTCTTGAATCATAAATTGAACTTATTTCGGTTTGATTAAATCCTTTGCCCAATAAATAATTCGTCATATTTTGTCTAAGTGCATGGCCTTTAACAGGGTCATAAAGTTCAGGATATTTTAAACTTATCCTTTTCTTCTCTTCCGCAACCAAATTATTAAATTGTGCAGTTTGATGTTCCTTTAATTTTCGTTGTGCAGAAGTGATAGTATCTCTTCTTCTACGAATCTTACGGTCTATCTTTGCCGCTTCGGTTGGGTCTTCTTCCCATAATTGGTCAAGTTCCTTAGAACTCATATCGTTGTTTATTTCAGCATTCAAAGTCAACACTAGCGAATTTAAATCGTCTAACTTAGTTGAATACTGGTTTTTCAAACGATCTTCTTCCGACTTTAGCTCTCTTTTTTGTAAAGCTAATTCTTCTGTTTTTCGTCTGTAATCGGCATCCTTTTGATAACCTGCTTTTAATTCTTCAAGGTCAACATCAATCCTTTCACCATTTACGATTACTTGGTGTAGATCGGTTTCTTGTTCTTCAATAGCATTTTCTACTGGAGCTTCTTGTTCTACAGGAGCTTCTTGAATTTCTTCTTGTTGAGCTTCTGGTTGTTGTTGAACTTCTTGATTATCTTCGGCTTTCGCTTCCGGTTCTTTTGGTTCAACAGGCGTTGCTTCTTGTTGAGGTTTGATAGTTGCCGTATTAGGGTCTAATATTCCCTCAATAGATTTTGCAGCACCTTGTACTGAAAAATTATTCAGTAATGGGTTTGTATCTGACATAAAGTCATCTCCTATTGTTAAGCTGTCATTTGACTTGGCTTATTTTAACCTTGTTTGGTTAAAATTTTTTTTCTTTTTCGGTTTTGCGAAAAATTTCTAATTGTTTTTCCGCTAATTTACCGGTTTCAAGAATAGTTTTTAAATGTTGTTCTACTTTGCTAACAACATTATAAGCAATCCAGAGTTTTTCCCTAGTATCGCTTTCTTTAGCACCTGTTTTATCCAACAATGCTTCAGAATAAATTTTTTTAAGTTCGTCTATTGACTCTTGAAAAAGTTTATTCTCCAGTATTTGCTTCGCTTGGTGGGATCGGCTGACTTCCTCTTCCCTGAGCGACTGGTCTTTCGTTTCCATTTAATCCTTGTACTTGCTGCGATAGCACTTTAGCAGATTTTTGGGCTTGTTCAAGTATCTTGCTATTTCCGGCTACCATTAATTTATCTAAATCGGCATCTGCTTTTATTTTTGCCGTATCAATTTGTGTATTGTACTTCAATGCCATTTCTTTCATTTTAGTTTCAAAATCTAATTGCATTTCTTGATTTTTTTGCATTAATTCTTGTCTTTCTAATTCAAGTTCGGCAATTTTACGTTTTTCTTCCGATTCAATTCTAGTAAATTCTATTTTTTCAATAGGTGTCAACGGTGGTGGTTGTGGTGGTGGCATTTGTTGTTTGCCAATATCAGGATTTACGAAGTAAGCGTCCACATTTTTTAGTCCTGCGTTTTCAATTATGTTAGATAATGTGTTATACATATTCTTCAAAGTCACCATTGGCATTTCTTTACCGCCTTGAAGATTAAATGCTTGTAATTGTCTTTCTAAAATGTTGTTTAACATCATTATTTGTTGTTCTTTTGAACCTGTACCAAGCCCAACAACAATATTTATATTAAATTTATCTTTCCATTCCGTAGGTTTTACCGGAATATAAGTATTATTCATTTCAACGATTTGTTGTTTGTCTTGATATTTAACCATCAATTCAAAAATTTTTCTAAATAAATCTTTTACGCCGGTTTCAGCAAATACTCTTGCTATCAATTCCGACCTCATTTGCGTTTGTGTCATTAACGCATTAACACCTGTTGCGGTTTTAGCATTTAAGGTATTGGGGTCTAATCCTTGAACTTGTTTAGAAATCCCTGTCCTTACTTCTCTAACACTATCAAGGTATGACAATAAAGGAAAGGCTTGTTGTGAAATTGGTTGAGCTTGTAATGCCTGCATAACTTGGTTTGGTGGTTGTTTAGTTCTAACAACACCGCCTGGTCTAGTAGTCAATAAATCGTCCATGTTGACCATTCCGTCCATTATGGCAACCCTATTATTATTTGTAAGATACATATTATCTAAAAGTTGACGCATAACGGTAGATTTCATTAATTGAATGTCTTCTACTAATTCCGAAATACTTCTTCCGTAAAATCTATGCGGCATTGGTATTGGTGTTATCGTAACAAACGGAACATTATCGCATGGCATATTTTCTAAAATAAAATGTCCGTCTTCTCCGGCACAAATTACTTTTCTAAGTTCGGCAATACCGTCATTATCATAATCGTATCTAATGTAAGTTTCAAATACTTGGATTTTTTCCGTAGATTTGTCCGTAGGCGTATCTAAATTATAACTTTCTATGTTTCTTGTTCTTGCTACGTCTTCGGTATTAAAATTTTGGTCTTGTGAAGCCGGTAAATTATTTATTGTTTCTTCGTCAAAACCCATTTCAATTAATTGGCTTCTTGACATATAAACTTTGTGGGCAACAAAATCAGAATCTTTTATAGTTTTAGCTTTTCTTTCAATTAAAAATTCTTCCGGCGGAACACTTTCAATTTTTACTTGGCCTTTTTTTCTAATTCTTTTAATTTTGCAATTATATAAAACCGGATCTGGAAACTCTACATTTGAAATATCTATACCTTGTGCTTCGGCTTGTTCCTTTGCCATTTTTTGTTGTTCTTTAACAACTTCGTCAACCAATACTTCTTCTTCAACAACTTCTATTTCATCTTTGGTATCGTTTAACGCTTCTTTTTCAGCCGGTGTTAAATTTCTATAAGTTTCATGTTCTATTGTTTCGCTTTCGTCCCAATAAACTTTTAAGAAACCATTTTTTTCAATTAAGGCATCTTTGAAAAAATTATATAACAATGAAAAACCATCATTTTGTTTGTAGAACACATGATTTAAATATGCGGTAGCTTGTTCGCTTAACGCAACGTCTTCGGCCGTAACCGGATCGCAACGCACAACTTTATCGGAAGCGGTAAAAACCCTAAGTAGGTTTGGCAAGATACTTTCTACCGTATCGGAAACGTCCGTTGATACTACTTGTGAACGTCCGTCTATTTCCGTTCCAAGTTTATCGCCTAAATAATATTCAATAGATTTTCTTCTTTGCGAAGAAAGTTCGCCACCTAAGTAGCCTATGGAATTTCTTATTTGGCTTCCTAATATACCTTGTAATTCTATGTCTTGAATTTCTTTATCTTTTTTTACCATATTAAACTATGTAACTTGTATTGACGCTAATTGGTTTTTGCCAATTACTTCTTTCAATCGGTTCGGTTATAGCACCGTATCTGAAACTATCGCAAAAATGTGATGCCCAGTTGTGTAGGGGTTTGTTCCTAAAACAATTATTTTTTTCATCCCATCGTTTACAGTAGCTTTTTAACGCTTCTACTAATTTTTTGCAATTACTTTTATGAAAATAACATTTTGGCAAAAGACGTCTAACTTGTTCAATACCGTCTTCAATAGATAGTTTAGGTGCTATTTCAAATTCCATTCCCATCTCCCTTGCGGTTTCCCATCTTGATTTATTAGTTCCTATTTCCCTTACCCTAATATCATGGGGGGCGATATGTTTTGAATAAGTGTAGGGTTTATCGTCTATAACATTAAAATAATGCTCTAATCCCTCACTAGAATTTTCGTAACAATCCACAATCCTAATTTCACCGTTGCTACGCCTTTGGGCAAATATAATTACGGTGGAGTCATTCATGCCCAAATCCCACCAAGTTTCGACCGGTAAATTTTCGTCTATTTCAAAGTCTTTTATCTTATCTTCCTTTTCAAGTTCTTCAATTATATTGCCAAAATAAGAACCGCTTATTCCGGCTTGGAATGAACATTCAAATTCTTGTTCGTAGGATTCCGGCGACATCGCAAGTTTGGCTGCCTCTAATTCTTCCTTTGGTATTATCTTTGTTTGACTAGCTTTAAATACGCATGTGAACCAATCCTTTTGTGTCTTAGCTTTCTCATGCAAATCAAAAAACCAATTACGACCCATTGGCGTACCAATAAAAATAGCAAAACCCCTACGGTCGGATAAGCAAGGCCTTAGTATCGTATCAAATAAATCAGGGCTAATATTTTGTGTTTCGTCCACAATAATACCGTCAAAGTATTGTCCCCTAATAGCCGAACTATTTTCCGCCCCAATAATTTGAATACGGCTATTGTTGACCGAAAAATCTACCCTTAGTTCTGATTCGTTAAACTTAGTACCTGGAATCGCAGAAGAAAATTGTTTTAGATAGTCCCAAGCGGTACTTTTTCCTTGCAATCTATATGGCGAAATAAAGGCGTATCTTGGATAGGGGTTTTTGTTTGTTAAGGCCGCCTTGATTAAATGGTTTATAGCAAAAACGGTTTTACCGCCTCTTCTATGAACAATCACAACATTAAATCGGTTCATATCGCATTTTTGATGCAAAAATTTTTGGATTTCCCTAGGTGAGTATGGGATTACAATTTGTTTCATTTTAAAACAAAACCCCCCTAATGTAATGTTGTATTAGGGTAAAAGTCTTCTTGTTGCATAAATTGATCTTTTAAAAATTCCGAAAAATCTTTAGCTTCCGAATCGTCTTTGAAACCTTGAAAGTGTGAAACTACAACCGGTTGATTGGTTTTAGTGTCTTTCATAATAAAGATTATTGTTTTTAATATGTAATCGTCCATTTTATTTGTATATACCACCCATTTATTTTTATCAAACGCCGGTCGGCAAAAAAGGGACGCCGGTCGCTCAAAACCCCCCAGATTTTTTAGCAAGAACCAAAAACCGTTAAATTATTACTAATGATAACTTATGAATTACCGTTACTGATTTTTCCGATAATACTGCATTACTGGAAATTTGGCCATTGTTTAGAATGATTCTAAATTATCTCACATATAATAAACCTTTTTTATTTGTGCAAGAAATGGCAAACATTCAATAAATTCAATACTTTTAAATCAACGCAAGTAATAAAAATATAAATTTAATACTAATATATCGGCATATAATTACCCTTTTAAGTCCCAACTAATGTTAATTGGTTCGTTTTGTGAACCTTTAAGCGTCAAAACTTCCGCTTGTTTTCCATATTTTTTACTTGCTAACTTACTAGCCGACCATTGGCTTGAAGCTACAATAATTTTATAAAGATTAACTAAATTTTGTCCGGCCTTGCCGTCTATTTCACCGGATTCTATTTTTGCTTCTAGTTCTAGTCTTTTGTCTTTCAAGTTTGACAATTCTAAATCTATAGCAAGTTCTTTTGACTTTTGGTATCTATCCATTAAATTTGAATTGCTAACTAATTCTTTACGAAAGCTAGTCCAAGTATAATTAATATCTTCCCTTTCAAATATTTGTCTAATGGTTAAACCATCGGCTATCAAATCAAGAATTTTATCTGCTAATTTATCGGTTAATTTTCTTTTTCTTCCGGCCATAGTTTTACCTTTCTTGGGGCTTGGGGCGGTAAAGAAAGGAAGAACCGCCCTCAAGCGAAGTTGCAACTTTATAAAAACTAGCTGAAAGGGTTGTTGCTAGTAGAGTAACATAATTATCACAGTGTTGCATCATTACCAGTCAAATATTGTTTTTTTCTTTCTAAATGTTCGCTTATCAAGGGTAATAGGATTTATCTTAATAATTCCTTTTTCTAGCATATCGTCAATTATTAATTGTACCGTATATTTACCAAAACAATCATTTTCGTAAATCCATATTAATTTAGAAACCGGCAACATTCCGGCAGCGTATTCTTGGTTAAGTTTTATTACTATTTCTAGCTTCTCTTCTTTTGTGTAATCGTTTTTTCTAAAAGATTGTAATAGCTTACCTTTAAAGTAGTAAGGCAGGGGGGTTGTCTTCAAATAGTTTGACATTGATATTAAGGTTTAAAACCCTTTAATCTTTTAAAACCTTTCAACCCTTTATTATTATATATATTAGTATTACTCTTCTTAATACTACCCAAATTTTGGGTAGTCTGTTGCCCAAATTCTGGGTAGGGCAAAACAACCTTATTAGGAATAGCTAGTTCATACTTATTGGCGGAAGTCTTTCTAATTACCTTTAAATAGCCATTTTTAATAAGTTCGGCTTTGCAATTTTGTAAAGTATTCAAACTTATCCCCAATTTATACAATAAAGTCTTATTTCTTAAAGTTCGGTATTTTTCGGAAAGGCTACGCAAATAGCAAAACAATAGCTTCGCATCATTAGATATATCTTCGTCCCAAATAACTTGATTCGGAATCATTGAAAACCCTTTATTTTTCATAAACCCTTTGCCGGACATCTATATACCCTTTTTTTGGGTAATCAAATAAAAAAAAATGAAGAACAAACCAAGAACATAGCTATATATTACTTGTATAACTTTTGTATTATGTTACTTTTATTTATGATTCGTAATTTACAAATTAAACAAAAGGAGGGAAATATGAATCAAGCTACAATTAAAGATTTTATTAAAAATAATAATCTTTCAATAAGTTCAAGATATGCGGATAGTAACCCTAATATGGCAAATTCGAATAATATGAACCATTACAAAGTTACTATAAAAAGAAAGTTCAAGCTAAACGGAAACCATTTAGATACTAGGTACGGCTTTAGACAAATGACGATTCCTTTTAGTCAAGGGTTATATTTTACTGAAAGCCCTAAATTAGATTCTGTATTGGATTGTTTATTAAACGATTCAATTGGGGTTGACGGCGTTATATTTGAAGATTTTTGTTCAGAATTTGGTTATGACCAAGACTCAATAAAAGCGAAAAAAGTATATGAGGCATGTAAGAAGAATAGCAAAAAACTAAAAAATTTGCTTGGTTCTACTTATTTTGAACTTATCAAATGTGAAAGGTT